AGTTATTAGCAGCTTGTACACAAAGACATCTTTCAGAAAGATAATGAACTTCCATAGCATCTAAAGATGATGTATAAGCACCACCTACAGAACCAGTAATCCATGATTTCATTCGTCTATCGTCTGTTTCAGAAGCTCTATATCTTACGTGTAAGAAAGGGCGTCTGATGTTTGATCCTAACATTTGATCATATACAGTTGATGTACCTGCAGGTATTAAAACACCTTTAATATTGTCAACCATTCCCCTTGTAGAAGCATCGTTAAGATATTTCCAATCAGTTTTGTAGAAGTCATAAGAACCTCTTCTAAAACCAGAGAAACCAAAGTTAAGTGCCATTTCAGCTTCATTGTCAAAAAGACCATAAGATGCAGCACTAGTGTTGTTATAACCACCACCAGCTTGAGCAGCAATCATATCATCAAAGTCAAGAGCAGTAGCTCTATCTAAGAATAACATGTTTTCCTCAATAGCTCCTTGTAAATCTAATTGTTGTAGTATTTGGTCAAAATCACCTAATGCACCAGCACCTGGGTTAGCAGCACCTGCAAAACCAGCGTATACATTACCTCTTTCTTCAAGAGCAGCAAACATACCTTGTGTACCAACACCTGAAGCTTGAGTTCCTGGTAAACCAGCAACACCTGAACCAGCAGCAGCTAATTCACCTTCAACCATTGCCATTTCAAGATAATCTTCATATCTTAATCTTGTTTCAGATTCAGCTTTCATGTACCATAAGAATCCAGATGTTCCGTCTTCTGTAGCAACTTCAACCCAACCAATTTGAGCAGTATCAGAACCATTAACCTCGTATTTATCTTTGATGATAATAGGTTTATTGTGGAACTGAGTAAATGATGGAGTAACTGATCCATCCATTCCTAATGTACCTTTTGCAAAGTCAGAACCATAAACAAATAATTTAAGGTTTACTGCATTTAAAGCGGCAAAGTTAGGAGCTGTGTAACAAGCACCTTGAAATGTAAATACTCCTGGGTTACCTGGGTTAGGAGCAGTAGTTACTAAACCTTTTAGTGTTAATCCAGAAGCTGGATCAAAAACTACAAAAGTTTGATTAACTCTAATTACTACTTCATTACCAGCTGGAACATTAACTGTAAAAGTAGCGTCTGTAGCAGTATCTACTTTACTTACGTTTTCATAACCAATGTGTAATCTATTTTGTTCAGACCAAATTACTTGATCAGATGTCATTGGCATTTCAGCGCCAACCATTCTTAAAAATCCAGATAATGTTCTATTACCGAATCTTTCTACTTCTTGTTCGTACAATTCAGGTAAATATTGTTGAGCAAAGTCAGCAAAATCCCCTTGATTTGGATCAGTCCACTGAAGATAATTAGTTGATAAAACTGATTGATCTTGAGTTGGAAGTAATCCAGCGTTTTGTACTATAAAATTTCCTAAAGGCATAATTTTAAGTTTTTGTTATTTTCGTTTTATTTTTAATTTAGAACTATTTACGCCACTAACAGCTTTAACTTTAAAACCATTTAAATATAAATCATCCGGAGCTTTAGTTTGTCTAACTCCTGCATCTACATTTTTAGATTTAGCAATAACATCTCTAGTAGCATCGGCTTTGCCTTGCTCATAAAAATGACTTGCAATAGTGTCTGCGTTTCTAGCAGCATACATAGCTTTATGATAACCTTTATAATCTACAACTTCTCCTTTTTCGTTTAAGAACTTCTTAAGCACATTAGAAATATCAGATTGGGCCTCAGCAACTTCATTAGGATTATTAACAGAGTATCTAAATGCTTTTTCTCCTACGGCGAAATCAAAACCTTTGAATTCTTCAGAAAAATACTTATTAGTTACATTTTTAAAATCGTCATGATGTTTCTTAGCTACTTCTTGTTCTTTCTTATAGCGGTTGAAAAACTCACTTGCTTTAGACATTTCATTATTTACGGTAGGCCTCAACTTGATTTCTTCGTAATATTTTGATTTTAAATCTTCAAGAAAGTCTTTTGCTTTTGCAACCTCTTCTTTTTTAGCGAGTTTTTTTCGACGCTGTTCTCGCTCTTCGTCGTAATCTTCATCCACTTTAAATTTTTCTTCCATAATGAAACTAATTTCATCATCATCTAAATGTGGTTTTGAATTTTTATAATATTCTTTTAGTAAAACATCTTCATCTATATTAGTATAGTCAGCATTTAATCTAATATAGTCCTTCATGTCTCCACCTGTTTCTTCCATAAAGTTTACCAACTTTTGTACGCTTTCTGGCAACTTAGGTGTAGGGAGACTTTTTTCGACTTGTGGCTCTTTAACTACCTCTTGTATAGGGCTTATTTTTTCTTCATTGACCTTTTCTTGAGTTTGCTGAACTTCTGGTTCGGATACTTTAGTTTCCTGAACACTTCCGGTAGGTTTTTCAGCAGATACACCCATTGTGCTTGGCTCTGTATCGGCATTTTCTTGTTTTTTAATTTCTATTTTTGGAGTTTCTCCTTTTTTATTAGTTAATTTTTTAGGTCTTCCTGGTTTCTTTTTTATTTTAAAGTCACCTTCTTGTTTTACTTCTTCTTTTTGTTCTTCCATGATATGATATTATATAATTTACATTCCCATTTGCTGGGTTAATGATTCACCATTAGCTTGATCTCTAAAATCAGTTGGTAGTAAATCATCTTGTCTTTGCTGAATCATTGCACTTTGTTGAGTAGCCTCTAGTTTAGATCTTTGATCTTTTCTATCTTCAATCATCTGTTCTCTTTGAACTGACTTTTGTACGTCAACTTGTGCTAACTGCATATCATAACCAAACTTTTGTTCTGCTAGTTGAGTTTTGATAGCTAATTCTTTATCCATTTGTTGAATTTTAAATTGAGACTTTCCTTGTTCAATTTGTAATTCTGTTTGAGCTAACGCTTGTTGTTTTTGTACCTCAGCCATTGCAGCTTTTTCTGCAGCTTCTGCTTGAGTTTGAGCTTGCATTTGCATCATTTTTTCTTGCTGTTGTTGATCTTGTTTAGCTTTTTGCTTACGCTTAAGCTTTAATAGTTGATTGGCTAATTTTAAATTATTTATTTGACGTATGTCAATTGCGTCTTCAAGATTAATTCCACCTTGCTGCATTGCTATTTGTATATTTTGTTCCAATACTTGTTTTTCCTCTTCATCAGGTTCAAGTTCTAAGAATATACCAAAATCGTATAAATGCAATTCTTTTATTTCTTCTAGTGTTGCTACATTGTACAAACTAATACTATTTACTAGAGCTTCATTTGTTAGTGCAAACTCTAATGAATCTGCAATTCGTAAAGATATGTTTTCACAAGCTCTAAGCGTAAGATATAATCCGGCGTCTAGTATATGTCTAGTAGCTACGTTTGATTGTGCTACGGCCAGTTTCTGCAATCCTAAGAGTGCATCTTTATCTGGGTTACTACCATCTCTTGCTTCATTGAGTCCAGTTACATCTCTTATCATTTGTAAGTAATACTGATAAGTTTGTATAAGACTTTGTATCTTAGCCATACCATTATTACTATTCAATTCTTGTATTGGTATTTTACCTGGATTCATGTCTCCATCCTGCGTCATTGATCTACCTACAATGCTACCAGTTTGGAAATACATATTTAAAGCTTCTTTTGGATTATAACTTGTACCACTACCTAAATCTACCTCTGCTAACCCATCAACGTCTAGATAAACCCCGTCAGGAACCATTCTAGATAATACTTGTTGTAGTTTTAATGAAGTAAGTTGTATCATATCAGCAAAGCTAATCATTCTTTCTACTAAAGAAGTTATACGACCTTTATACAAATCTGGAGCACATAATACATAATTCATGTTTACTTTACATAAATTAGACTTAGGACGTGTCATATTATTAGCTACCTTCCACTCTAACATTATAGGATGTCCTAGTATTTTTGCTCCACTATATAATACTTCTATTGATCTAGATACTCTATCAAAATTATCATTTGGTTGTGGATTAAACACATCAGGTTTTTCTAATGCTTTTTCTAAACCACTTGCTGTTTTCTTTATTTTAAATACTTGCTCACCATATGTTTTGTATTCAAAATACAATACTTGAACGGTGTCGTCATCTCTGTTTCCACGGTAATTTCTTCTGTAGTTAGTATTACCAGGAAATTTTTGAATCATATTTAATTCGTCAGCTGTTAAGTTTGGAAATTCTTTCTTCAACTCTGGTAAAGATATATTCTTAACTTCACCTACATAATATATATCCTCAAAATTAGGATCATCTGTATATGAATAAACAACATTAGCTGGATCAACATAGTCTACTGTTACACCATTAGCTTTATTCCAATTAGTTTTTACACAACCTATTCCAAGTTCAACTAAATCTTTAAATAGTTTTCTTTTAGTTAACTCATATTTATTTCTAGCTAAAGTGTTGTTTATAGCTTCTTCTTCTGCTATTTCAATAGATTGCTTGTAATCTAATTGTAAATGTATTTCTAACTCTTCTTCGTTTTCTGGAACATTTTGCATGCCTTGCACTTCTGAAATATCCATCCCCATTTGGGTTTGAACTTCCATCATGAAGTCTCTAGTTGCTATATTTTTATGTAGCATTGTAGCATAATCAGTTCTTTTCTTTTGAGAAGCAGGATCTTGAGCATATGCTTTAATATCATATATTTTCTCTGACATCCCATTAACTACTATATCTACAAATTTTGGAATAACTGGAACAGGCGTCCAGTCTAAATTTAAATAAGATAAATCTCCATTGATAGACATTTCATCTTTATACTTTTGTATAGATTGTTCTCCTCTAGCATATAACCTTCTTCTATGAAAAACATTATAATTATTAGTATATCTAGCGCCTCCTACTCCACTTGCCCACCATTCTCCTTCTATTGCTCTTGCTACAGCTAAACCATAGTCTAAGCTCATTTTTTCTTCTTGAGGAACTACCTGATCAGGGAAAGAACTTTGTGTATTAGTATAAATCATTTATTACATTATTTTTGAAATCAATCCATTATTATCATATTTAGCAAAACCTAAATCAATTTTTTTAGTTTGTCTATCAGCTATTGGTTTATATTTATTTCTGTTACAAGCCATAATAGCTAAACCTGAACTTATAGAAGCATCGTGCTTTGTTCTATTATTTATATCAAAATGTGCCCAATCTTCTAACGTTCTTTGATGGTACATATCTCCATAAGAATCATTGTAAAAGCCTACATATGAATCTATATATGCTTCTATAGCAGCAGCATGAGCTTGCTTTATATCTTCACTTGAGTTTGGTATGCCACCTATTTCTTTTTCAGATACCGATAGTTTATTCCAAACTTTATCTGGCCTGTTCATAGAAAAACCTCTATATCCTCGTCGTTTTAAGTAATATAATAATCTAGGTTTATTGTTTTCTGCGAGTATTGGCATTCCATAAAAATGCAAAGCCATAAGAACGTCTTCAAAAAATAATTCAGCTGTTTGAGGCCTTGCTAAGTATTCTAAAAAAAAGTGGTTAGGAGGAGCATCTTCCATGGAAAACTTAGTTAACCCATGAAGTGATCCTTTAGACCCTTTACCATCGACAGTACCACTAATATCATAAGAATCACAACCAAATGCTCCGATATGATTATTTCCAGGTTTTTTATGTCCATCTTTTATTATTACATTATTTTGTAAATTATTAGGTGGTATCCAAGATATTTGAAATCTTCCATTTGAATTAGGAACAAATATTACCTTTGTATCAGGTATACCTTCCCACCACTGAAAACTTCCAGTTGTAACAGCAGCTTTATTATTTAACTCTTCATTATAATCTATTTGCTCATAAATTTTAGTTAAGTTAAACAAAGATGCTTTAGTCTCATCTCTAAAAGCGTGTTTTTCAGTTCTTGGGAACTGTCTATAATATTCGTTTAAACTATCTTGATCTGACTTTAATCCTTCAACTTCGTTTTCCCAGTGTTCGATAACTCCGATTGTATTTTTTGGCGTAGTGAATACAGGTAGTCCAAAAGTATCCATGAATCCTTCGTAGTTCCATTCCATAGGGATGAAAAGAGAGTAGAGGCCAGAACTTGTTTGTCCGTTTCTATTTCTTTTTGTAACGTCGCTATTGTAGTATAGTTTTTTGAAGTTGTTTCCACCTTTATCTAAAGCATTTGAAGTTGAGCCCATCATACACTTACCTACAATTCTTCTTCCTAGTCTTAATGTAGTTTTTGTAACTCTCCAGTTATTTAATATGTTATCAGGTCTTTCCCATTTACCACTTTCGTCATGTGCTAGTAGTTTTAGCTTTTCCCCATCATATGAGTTATCACCTGTGTTTTTCCAGTCAATAGTCGTATCTAATCCATGCAACTCTTTAAGTTTAACATTGTCATCTAGTTTACGTCTAGTAAGTTTTGAAGCTGGGACTCTATATGCCAATTCGGTCTTAGGACGATCCATACCATCCTGGATCGGCTTGAAGAAAAACGGATAGTTAACGGATATCGGGACAACTTTATCTGTGAACATTTTTTTAGCATCTGCTCCAGTTTT